GATGTAAATACATTTATAACTCAAGCAGAGAATAGAATATTTAACTCTGTTAATTTACCTGACTTACGTGCTAATGATACAGGTACAATTACTGGAGGAAATAAGTATTTAAATGTCCCTGAAGATTGGTTAGCAACTTATAGCTTAGCGGTTATTAATACCACAACAAACGAATATACTTTTCTTTTAAATAAAGATGTTAATTTTATTAGAGAATCTTTTCCAGATACGGATACAACTTTTTATGGCAAACCTCAATACTACGCAGTCTTTAATGATGAATCTTTTATCTTGGGCCCAACACCTGATATTAACTATGGTGCTGAGCTTCATTACTTTTATTATCCTGAATCTATTACTACTGCCGCTAGTGGTCAGTCTTGGCTGGGTGATAATTACTCAACCGCTTTACTTTATGGGTCGTTGTTGGAAGCGAATACTTACCTAATGACAGACGCAGAGAAAATGGCTATGCTAGATAAACGATATAATGATGCTATGGTAGAACTGTTAGGATTAGGCGAGGGTAAAAATACTCGTGATTCTTATAGAAGTGGACAATCTAGAATACCCGTTAAGGGTAGTAGAGGGCCTGCATAATGGCATCTATTGTACAAGGATTAACTACTGGACTAAAATATTTAACACTAACAGGAGAGTTAAATTTTGGTGCTACTCAAACATACAAGATAGCTCTTTATACTGAAGCAGCAAGTGCAAGTCCGGGTAATACAGATGTAGTTTATGATACCGCCAATGAAGTTGTAGGAGCAGGGTATACTGCTGGTGGAAATAATTTAGTTGTATCTGACCCTGGATTTTCTTTTGACCCAGTTGTAGGATGGGTTAATTTTGGAAATACTTCTTGGACATCATCTACATTTACAGCAAGAGGAGCCGTTATCTATAGAGATACTGGAGGTAATGGTTTACAATACACTGTAGCTATTTTAGATTTTGGTGGTGATAAAACCGTTAATAATGAAACATTAAACATAGAGTTCCCAGGCAATAATGCCACTGAAGCTCTTATTCGATTTGAATAGAAAGGAATAACATGACAGCACAAGCTGGAATAATAAGTGAAGCGCCAACAGTAACAGTATCAAATGTAAGACCTTTAGAAAAAGATTTGTATAAGATGATGTGGGATAAACCAGAGTATAGAGTAGTAGCTCCTGGAGAACAAATATCACATATATTTTTAGAGCAAGCTAAACCTAAGCCTAAAGCTACCGTTTTAGATTTAGGATGCGGTACAGGACGAGGCGGTTTAAATCTTGCTGTTTTTGGTAATATGGATGTAACTATGGTGGACTTTGCGTCTAATTGTTTAGATGCAGATATAGTCCCAATGTTAGAAGCACAAAAACATACATTACAATTTATAGAAGCCGACTTATCACAACCATTACCTGTCCAAGCTGAGTATGGGTATTGTACAGACGTGATGGAACATATAAGACCTCATCATGTGGATAAAGTATTAGATAATTGTTTAGCTTCTGCACAGCATGTGTTTTTTCAAATATCAACTGTTGATGATGCAATGGGAGTTTTGGTAGGACATAAGTTACATTTAAGCGTACACGATTATAAATGGTGGTTAGCCAAGTTTAATGAAAGAGAATGTATTATTCATTGGTCACAAGAAAGTAAAGATTCATGTATGTTTTATGTAACTCTGCGCGGTACAGGACGTGCCATGGTAAATGCAGGAATAGTTAATACTGAGGATAAACAGATACATGAAAATGTAGCTCATAATATTAAACAAGGATATATACAAGTTCAACCACATCCTACTAATGATATTGAAGTAATGATTGTAGGTGGGGGCCCTTCAGTAAAAGGGCAGCTTAAAAAAATAAAGGAATTAAGAGCAAAAGGTGTTAAACTTATAACTATTAATAATGCCTATAAATGGTGTATAGATAATAGTTTAACTCCATCAGCGATGGTGATGTTAGATGCTCGTGAATTTAATTCAAGATTCACTAAACCGGTCATCGATGACTGCAAATATTTCTTAGCCTCACAGTGTAATCCTATATGTTTTGAGGGATTACCTAAAGATAGAACTTATTTATGGCATACGCAATCAGATGGTATAAGTGAAATAATTGCACAGGAGCATGAAACATGGTACCCCGTACGAGGAGGGTCAACAGTTTTATTAAGAGCTATACCGCTATTTAGAATGTTAGGTTTTAAACGATTCCATTTATTTGGATGTGACTCGTGTATAGAAGAAGATAAGCATCACGCATACGAACAAGTAGAAAATGATGGACAGTTAGTAGTTCCCGTAACCGTGGGCGGAGAAACATTTAACTGTAACCCTTGGATGGCATCCCAAGCTCAAGAATTTATAGACCTAATAACAGTATTAGGAAATGAAGTTGAGCTAGAAGTCTATGGTGGAGGGTTACTACATCATATTTTAAAAACAGGCGCGTCATACGCCGATATTAAGGAGATTTAACATGGCAGCAACAGCGTGGCAAATATACAACAAGGCAAAACAACATCTAGGTAATGGGACTATTAAACTTGGAGTAGATAACTTTAAGATGCTTTTAACAAAAACTACATCTAATGCGTCTACACTTACATTAAGCACATATGCTCAGATTTCAGGCGAGATTGCAACTGCAGGTGGTTATACTGCAGGTGGTAAAGCTTTAGTACCCGGAGTTGGTCAATGGATAGTAGGTTCAGCAGCTAATAAATATAAATTTACGATGTCAACAGTAGGTTTAGCATTTACAGCTTCTGGAGCAACTTTAACCGGTATTAGAAATGCAGTTATTCGTAACTCAACAGGAGCAACAGCAGGAAAACTTTTATGCTATTGCCAATTATCATCAGCTGCATTTAATGTGGTAAACCCTAATACATTAACAGTATTACCTGCAGGCGCGGGCATCTTTACTTTAACATAAGGAGTAGTCAATGACTACTCGCGGCTGGGGACGAAATACCTGGAGCTCTGGTCCGTGGGGTGAAGGGGATGTAATTACACTACCATCAGGAGTGTTGACTCTTAGCGGAGTTGCACCTTCTATTGTTAGAGGTAGTATAATAACTCCAGGAGCTGGGGCATTAGCCTTAGCTGGATTCGCACCAAGTATAGTAAACGGCAGGGCCATTACTCCCGGAGCAGGTGCATTAGCACTAGCAGGGATAGTCCCAGCAGTATCAAGAAGTATTGCACCAGGAGCAGGAGCTTTAACTTTTACAGGCGCAGCACCAGGTATATTTAGAACAGCTATATCAACGCCTCCAGCAGGGACGTTAACATTAGCGGGTACAGCACCAATAGCATTAGAAGGAAAAATAGTTTTCCCTAGTGCAGGAGCATTAACATTAACAGGGATAGCACCAAGTTTACGTAGAGGTCTTGTAGTTACACCAAGTGCTGGAGTAGCTACTTTAACCGGATTAGCACCGAGTGTTGCAGGGGGAACTGTAATAACTCCAGGAGCTGGAGCAATAGCTTTAGCAGGTGTAGCACCGGTAGCACCAACTGGAAGAGTAGTTTTCCCATTAGCTGGGGAATTAGAACCAGAAGGATATGCTCCTACAGAATTAATAGGATTAGTAGTACAACCCGCCTCTGGCGCATTAACACTAACAGGGCACGCCCCTACCAATAACAACCCTAATTGGGTTATAATAGATACTAACCAGGTCCCTAATTGGGTTCCGATAGTTACAGGATAAGGAAAAAAAATGTCAACATATTCAGACTTAAAAATTGAACTTATAGGAACCGGAGAACAGGACGGTACTTGGGGTACAACCACTAATACCAATCTAGGTACGGCTCTAGAAGAAATGATTACGGGCTCGGCTGATGTTACATTTGCTAGTGCCACTCAAACCCTCACATTATCAAACACAAATGCTACACAAGTAGGTCGTAATTTACGATTAAACTTAATAGGTACATCAGGTGGACCACAAGATTTAGTTTTACCTGCTACTGAAAAATTTTACCTAGTTAATAATGCAACTGCTGATATTATTACCTGTAAAAATGCATCGGGTACAACAGTTGCAATCCCTGCAGGCGTTTCACAATTTATATTTAATACAGGCTCAAATGTCTCTGTTGCTAATACTTATCATAGTGGTGCAGGTGTATTTACAACTCTTTCAGCTTCAGGAGCTGTTACAGGCACAGGCTTTACAAACCTATTTGCAACTCCTCCTGGACCAATTGGTAGTGGTACTCCCAATACAGGTAATTTTACTACTCTAGGTGCTACAGGTGATGTAACTTTAGGTGATGCCGTAGGAGATTCTGTTACTTTTAATGCAGGTACTGCAGTTGTCCCTAACGATTTAATATTTGATGGTACAGGTACCATTAGAACTCCTCGTGGAACTACAGCTCAAAGACCTACGGCTTCTCTGGGTATGCTTAGATATAATACTACACTGTCTGAGTTTGAGGGCTATGCAGCAGGTGCATGGGGTTCAATCGGTGGTGGAGCATCAGCAGGCGGAGCAATATATGAAAATACACAAACAATTTCAGCAAATTACACAATGACAACAGGAACAAATGGCCATAGTGTAGGACCAATTACAGTAGACACTGGCGTAACCGTGACGATACCAACTGGTAGCTCATGGCTTGTTTCAGTATAATTTAGGAGAAAGAAATGGCAGTTAATGTTAATGGAACAACCGGGGTCAGTTTAGTACAAGATAATGTTATTGTGTTAGCTGATTTAACGGCTACAGGCACAGCAAGTGCAACTACATTTTTACGAGGTGATAATGCTTGGGCAACACCAGCTGGTGGTGGAGTTACATATTTAGGCACTATGACTACTACTTCAGGAACTGAACAAGAAATTGCAGGTTTAGATTTAACAGATGTAAATATATTATTATTTGTTTACAATCAAGTTAGCCATACTGATGGGTCATCACAAAGATTAACTCTTGGAATTGGTGGAAATACACTATATGGATGGGGAAATACTATTAGTGCTGCTCAAGGATTAGCAGGAATGTTGCAAATAGATTTAAGAAATAATATAGGTGCATGGGTAATGTCGCAGCAAACTCCAATTGCAAGTGGTAACCAATGGGCTTCTAGTTACGCAGGTCATATAATATATAGTTT